AGAACAATAAATGTGAGCAATACAACGCGGTAGATCATCGCCCTTGCGGACGGGTCGGAGGAAATATTGCCCATCATGAAGACATTTCCCGCGATGCCGATGAGCGGAAGGACAGGGCCGAGCGGCACGCGGAAGGTCCGCGGCGCCTTCGGCAGTCTCGCCCGGAAAATGAGTACATTTGCGTTCGAGACCGCGTAGGCCATCATCCAGAAGAAGCACCCGATCAGGATGAGGTTCGAGAGCTGCGATGTATTCGAAAGCCCCGTCGCGTTGATGAGGACCATCGCGCCGCCGATGAGGAGAATGCCGACGTGCGGCGCGCCCTTCTTGTTCCGGTGCATGAAGATTTCGGGCAAAAGGCCGATCTTCGCCATGCCCGCGCAGATATAGGCGAGCGAGCTGATGACGGAATTGACCGTGCTGATGACGGCGAAGACAGAGACAAGCGCCATCCAGATGCGCCCTGCATTTCCGAGGAGATGGACGCCGTAGTAGATGTGCGGCGACGCGCTCGAGGCAAGCTTGCCCCAATCCGTGTAATTGTGCATGCCGAGCACGACGAGAATCTCCATCCCGCAGACGATGAGAAGCGAGAGGATCATGCCGAGCGGAATCGTTTTCCTCGCGTTTTTCACATTTTTCGAGATCGGGATCACGAACTCGCAGCCGAGGAATAAGAAAAATGCAAGGCCGACCATCGAGAAGACAGTCTTCGGGTCCGAGGATAGGACGAGCGGCTGATGGACGACGTGGCCGGTCCCGATGCGGAGCGTGCCGATGAGACCCATCAGGACGACCGAGCCGATTAAGCCGTACGCGACGATGTCGCCCGGTGCGTAAGTAAGTATATCTATTCTTCTCCCGTACCATACATTGATTGCCCTCTGGATGAAACTTCTCCACGAAAAAAAGAGCATCGCTGCTCTTTTTCACGTGTGCTTATCCCACCTCGACGGTCACCTCTGTCCCTGATTTGAACAACACCCGAAAGTTCGTGTCCGTATTCACATAGACGGTTTCAATGAGCCGTCGGGTCAAGGCATCGTCATACGCAGGGATGGTCTCCGTCTGCGCATTCAGAAACTGAATCATCTCCTCCATCCTACCGCGTTTTCCTCTCATCTCTGCCTGCTCACTGAGGATACTCTGCTTCTTCTCCATAAGATCAGTGAGCTCCCCAGCCAGGTCATCATATGCCTCTTTCTTGGCAACCCGCGCCGCCAGCATGTTCTGAAGCGTATCAATCTTTGTCTCGAGCTCATGTTCCTGTTCGGACAGGCTCTCATCCATCACCTGGCGTAAGTTCTCTTTCACCGTCTCGAGCACATGGGACTTGTCACCAAGAGTCTCATTGATGGCCTTCGTCACGGCCTGATGAAGGACCTCCTCATGGATTGTGGGCGAGTCGCAAGCCTCCGGTCCATGTTCGACACGCGTGACGCACCGCCAGACTGCTTTCTTCCCGCTTGGCTGCGTCCAGATGATGCGTCGATAAATCTCGCCACATCGAGAGCATAAGACCATGCCTGACAGCGCGTACTTACTGCTGTAGGTCCGCCTCCGCTGACTTTTCCCAGCGCGCATATTCGCTCTCCGGAAAATCTCCTCCTGGGTTCTCCGAAAGACCTCCTTCGAGACGATCGCCTCCTGACTTCCCTCCACATAGTACTGCGGGACGATCCCGCGGTTTTTGACCCGCTTCTTCGTGAGGAAGTCAACGGTGTAGGTCTTCTGCAGCAGGGCATCCCCGATGTACTTCTCGTTCGAAAGGATGCGCCGCACCGTGGATGGCACCCACTTGGTTCTCCCGGCTCCGGTGCGGATGCCATCATGCATCAGGCTGTGGCAGATATCCCACAGGCTCTCGCCGGAAAGGTACTCCCTAAAAATCCGCCGGACGACTTCGGCCTCTTCCGGTACAACCACCAGGTTTCCATCCTCCCCTTTCGTGTACCCGAGAAACTGGTTGTAATTCAGCTTTACCTTGCCGCTTTGGTAGCGGTACTGCAGGCCGATCTTCACATTCTGGGATAAGCTCTGGCTTTCCTGCTGAGCCAGGGATGCCATGATGGTAAGGAGCACCTCGCCCTTCGCATCCATGGTGTTGATGTTCTCTTTTTCAAAATAGACCGGAATGCCCCGATCTTTCAGCTGCCGGATATACTGCAGGCAGTCGAGCGTGTTTCTTGCAAACCGGCTGATGGACTTCGTAATCACCATCTCAATCTTCCCATCCATGCAGTCCTGGATCATCCGATTGAACTCTTCTCTTTTCTTGGTGTTCGTCCCTGAAATGCCGTCATCCGCGTAGATGCCAGCGCACTCCCAGTCAGGATTACTCCGGATGTAGGTCGTGTAGTGCTCGACCTGGGCTTCATAGGAGGTTGCCTGCTCATCCGAGTCAGTGGACACCCGGCAGTAGGCCGCTACCTTGAGCTTCGGTTTTTCCGGCGCTTCTGCTGAGTGCCGGATCTTCTTTTTCGCTGGAATAACCTTCACAATTGCCATGATCTTTCTCCTCACTTTCTATCAGACTATACAAATAGGCGGCTTGCTCCCATGGATCGTCATAGGTTGTCTCTGGTTGTCTCATATGGAAGGACATCGCTTTCTGCCTATGTGGTTCCCGTCTTTTCTTTGGCTGATGGCGGAGGGCGCGCCTTTTAATCTCTTCCGCAGCCTGGTCAAACGTGGCTCGGTCAACGAGGGATGGGTAAAAGGCAGTGCCCAGATACTTTGTATTTTGAAGCATCCGTTTTACGCTATAATGGCACATCGTGAGCCCAGCCTTTTTGGCAGCCGTCTCCAGGGAATCCCCACTGAGGTAGGCTTCGAAAATCGTGTGGAGCATCTTAGCCTTCTGCTCATCGATTACGGCTTTTCCGTCCCTAATTTGATATCCAAATGGTACCGTCTCCATTTACTCCATCCTCTCTTTGAGCCTCAGCCCGCAATGGAGGTAAAACTCGACCTCCGATCGACTCAGCACCGTGACATGATCGACATGCGCCTGGAAGAGCTCCGGTTGAAATTCAGTGAGCATCTGTCCCTTCCCTGTAAACCGCAGAAGGTCCTTTAATGCATGAAGCTCCATCACATGGTCCTTCATAAGGAAGGTAATGCGTTCCTTTTTCTCCTCGAGGCGCTGCTCCTCCGAAAGCAGATCGCATTTGCTCTGTGTATACACAGGAAGATCAAGCAGGGACCTCGCAAAGAGCATCTCAAGCGTCCGCCGCTGCTCCGCATTAGCTTGCATCTCATCATCCAGCGTATCCAGCTTTTGCAGCAGGTCCGTCTGCCGGACCCTCTGAATGGCCGGAAGCAACGGTTCCAGGATTTGGTGCCGTCCGAACACAAGCTTATTCATCATGAGGACGAAGGCATCCTGGATGGCCTCATCCTTGACACTCTTCATCGAACAATGCGCTCGGTCTTTGATGTGCGTCTTGCAAGTCCAGGCGATGTAGGTATCTTTCGCATTGGGGCGTCGGATCACTCGCCGCATGGTCGATCCGCACTCGCCGCAGATGATCTTGCCGGAGAAGGCGTACCGCTTCTGGTACTTTTGTGTCTCCCGCTCAATGCTTTTCTCTTCCGCATGCAGAGCGATCAATGCCTGGACTTTTTCGAAGTCCTCGTGGCTCACCAAGGCCTCGTGATGTTCTTCCACATAGTACTGATCGAGCTCGCCGCGATTTGGGTGTTGATGAAACTGCGCATCTGTAAACGTCTTCTGGAAGAGCACATCGCCGGTGTACTTCTCGTTTCGGAGGATGTTCCGGACAACGGTTGCGCTCCATTTCCCTTGTCTTTGCGTTGGGACATGCTCTTCCTCCAGTTCTTTCGCAATCGTGCTCGAGCCCTTCCCGGCGAGCGCCTCGGCAAAGATGCGCTGGACAACCGAAGCCTCTCTCGGATTGACTCGAAGCTCCCCATCCACGCAGTCGTACCCGTAAGGCGGAGCTGAGAACTTGTAACTCCCATCCCGGAACTTGTTCCGTTTGGACCACTTCTCATTCTCTGCCAGGGAGAAAGATTCATTTTCTGCGAGGCTGCTCATGATGGAGAGTACGAACTCATTCTCCATCGACCCGGTATTGATGTTCTCCTTCTCAAAGAAGATCGCAACATGCACGTCCTTGAGGCGCCGGATGAGTTCGAGGCAATCGGTCGTGTTCCGCGAAAAGCGGCTGATGGACTTCGTGATAATGAGATCAATGAGACCGTGCTCCGCATCCTGTATGAGGCGAAGGAGCTCTGGTCGGTTCTCTTTCCTGGTGCCGGTGAGTCCCTCGTCACAATAGACGCCGACGTACTCCCAGTCCGGATTCTGCCGGATGTAGGTCTCATAATGACTCCTCTGCGCCGCCAGTGAAATGAGCTGATCGTCCTGTGAGGTAGAGACGCGGCAGTAAGCAGCGACGCGTGTCTTCCGCTTGTCCGTCCCGACTTTTGTTTGTTCTATCTTCGTCACCCGATTCATACTTTCGCCTCCTTCTTGGGTAGTGACATGTTCGCTCGGAAGGGCCTTGATAGCAAGGAATTTACGGCAGAAGAGAGGCTAAATCCGGCTGAAATACCTCACAATTTTTCTTCCGCAGTCTGGCTGCTTCTTTGTGACTTATGAGCCCTGCCTGGGCCAGCTTCTGCGTGAGAATCTCCGCAATCGAGTAATCATATAACTGCTGCAGCTCTTCCTCCGTGACCCGATGAACTTCCTCCGGCACCGTTACCGACTGCTTTCTTTCCGTTACCTGCATAATGAATCCTCCTTCCGGTTGATGGGCATTTCAAATTCCTCTACTCTTACTCCCTCAGAAGAGAGCGTTTTGTTCGAGCGATTCGCAAACTTTTTTCTCTTTCTACTTCTATAAGTACGGGGACGAGAGAAAATTCCGGCGTGAAGGCAAAAAAATAAGCCTGGAAGACCGAAGTCCTCCAGGCTATCACCAGCTTTAATTCTTCACGATGTACTGCGCCGCCACAAAGCCGTAAATCCGTCCGGCGATGCGGACAAAGTACCAGTTCGTCCCATTCTTCGCTTTCACAGTATCGCACACATCCACAAGGTTTCCCTTGTGAAGGAGCGGCCAGCTGGTAAGCCGCGGGTTCTCTGCACCGGCCCACGTGCGAACGTTGAGGGCACTGGCGGTGACTCGTCCGACCCACTGAGGCGTCCGGTTGGGTGCTCCTGCCGTGGATGAAGACCCAGCAGTCGATGCCGCCTTCTTCTTTGCGTAGACCGCGAGGAGTTTTGCCCTCGACTGGCTGCCATACTCGCCATCTGCAATGAGGCCATTCGCCTGCTGGAAGGCAACGAGGGCGTTGTAGGTCGCCGATTCAAAGTCTCCATCCGCTCCGGACGGTCCACAGGAGTAGCCGCAGGTGATGAGCATCTGCTGCATCACTTTGACATCTTCTCCTTTGCTTCCCTTCCGAAGAACGGTCGAGCCATTCGTCTGCGACGGGCTACTCTCCTTATACCGGAGCACGTTCGTCCAGGGGTAGTTGCGATAGCTACGGATGAGAAACTCGCAGCCGGTCTGGTCACCCGGTTCTCCGTCCGTGGTCATCCCCTTCTCATTAATGGACGCCTCAACCTCCTGGCGATTGCCGCAGTACATGGCGACATGATGACCTACGCACAGCAGTACATCTCCACGCACAAGCCCAGCGCCGGTTGAGAGGTTCACGGTTCGTGTGACGTCCTCAAACCCGCAGGCTTTGAACACGGAGAGAATATTTCCCGTATACGTAGCGCCCTTTGTCTTCACCGGCACACCGGCGGTCTGCCAAGCCGTGATGACAGCGGCAGAACAATCATAGTCGCCTCTCTCACCCCAGCGGTACCGCTGGTCATAGCCGTGGCTGTTGTCTCGTGCGGTGTGCTCCATCCACTGGATGACTGTTTCAATCTTGCTCATACTCTCTTCCTTTCCGTCATGCCACATAAGGTCATACTGCTCAATGATCCGCATGTTGGCATCGACATAGTGATAATCTGTGGCGTACCCGTCCGCTTTAATCGTTTCGAGGTACGTCTTCGGGTCTGTGATTCCTTTCAGGTTCTGATAACGGGGACGGGAAATAAACTCAAAATACCCCCTGACTCCCTCCTCCATGGAGAAGTAGACGCGGAACTGATCCTTGATTTCGGTGAGCACGCCTTCCGTGTACTCCTCCTTTGTGGAGAGCGTGACCGATGGTCCCGTCCAGGACGTACCGCACTTCATGCCGAAGTAGTTATGGTACTTCTCAGCAAGAGCTGAGGTGCCCCAGTCCGACTCAAGAATGGCCTGGGCGATAATCGGTGAGCACACGCAGATGCCATACTGGGGCGCGTACTTCTTGACATACCCCGCAATCGCAGTGATGAATTCATCCTTCGTCATGGCCTGTGTCCTCCATACTAGTCTCCGCCTTGGACTCAATCGCCGCAGCATCGACCATTCCTTCCCCGACAATGTAAGCGATCACGGTGGCACCCGCCATGATAAGAGCGGTCACCTGGGCCGCTTCACTTTCGCTCCCGCCCATCGCGACGATGAGCAGAGACACAAACGTCGCGACCGCTGCCCAGAGCTTCCGGCTCGTGATCTTCCGCTTCCAGTCAATTTTCTCTTTCTTCATATCGTTCATCCTCCTCTGTTTTGATGGGAAGTGTGTCCACTTCCTGTTTCAATCTCCTCCCGGTTCCATTCCCGCCCAGCTTCTCATAGGCATCCGTGAGATATTTCAAGTTATCGTACTGATCGGTCGTCACATACCCCTGACTGATGTACTGATTGCAGAGCTTATAGACACGCTCATGGAGAAGCGCGAGCAGTGCTTTCCGCTCTGCCGTCCGGTTCTCGCTTTTTCTCTGGACGAGCATCGTCATGAGCGACCAGAATCCCGTCGAGGCAAACACCGCGACGAGGAGATCACCTGCCGGTCCCATAATCCTCACCTCCTTACGTAGCCGTAATGTATACCATGGAGCCGCTATACCATCCGGCGGTTGAGATTGTTCCATCCGTCACAATCGTGCCGTCGGTCTTGGCCAGCGTCCCGACGCCGGTTCCATTTAGCATGCAGATGCTTCCCGTCATGGGGCTCATAGCAGCCGGCAGACCCTTGACGAGGACGGTCTTTGCGCTGATGGCCGAGGTCACATGAAGATTTAAGCTGCAGACCACCATCCGGCCGACTTTATAAAAACTCGTCGCATCTCCAGCCGTGCAGTTTGTGATGGTAGGACTAAGACGCGTGACGGCGAGGTTCGCCGTGATAGTCCCGACCGTTCCGTCCTTCTTGTGAAGGGTGAAACCATCCGAGTAGGCATTGATCCGGCAATCATAGTCAATGTCCTCGCCTTTGGTTGCATGGAAGTCGATATACTTTCCAAGCTCCGTCACGCCATCGTTGCTAGATACCATCGGGACCTTCCCCCAGACATCGGCATTACCCGTGGGGACGTCGTGTGTCGCTGCTGTTCCAAAGCCGGAAACCGTCTTCTTCATAGCGGCGAGATCGCTTGCATTTTGTGTAATCTGCGCCGCACTATTACTCAGCGTCGTCGCCGCATCGGAAGCGGTCTTGGCTGAAGCAGCCGCATTGGTCTCGGAGGTGGCCGCCTTTGTCTGCGCCGATTGCGCCGTGGTCGCCGACGTGGCAGCGGCAGAGGCTTTGCTCGTTGCCGTCTGGGCTGCGGACGAGGCTGTCGTAGCTGACGCCTTAGCACTGGCTTCACTCGAGGCGGCATGCGTCTCCGAGAGTTTCGCCGCATCCGCACTGGCCTTGGCATTTGTTGCTGCCGTCTGCGCGGCAGAGGCTTCCGTCGCAACACTCTTCACCGAGGCAGCATTCGCAGCCGTCTCCGAGGCGAGCTTTTCAAAGAGTGTGATTTCACTCTTCGAGATCACGGTCTCTGCCTTGAGCGCCGCCTCCTCCACCCGGAGCGTGAAGTTGGCCGATGCCATCCGGCCGCCACTCTTATCCATCACCGTGATCTCGCATGGCACATCGCCTGGGGCAGCGGTCATCTGTTCTGTGATAGACACCGTGACGGTGCTTCCCGTGAAGGAGCAAGGATTATCAAACCCGGTTCCATCCGGCTTTGTGCCCGATACCGTCACGGTGCTGCCGCTCGGGATGGCGTAGTCCGCTCCCTCCATCGTCAAATGAATGGAGATCGTTCGCAGCGTCTTGTCGTACTGTGAGACTCGGACGATGGGCGTCACGCCTCCCGGCACCATATCAAGACTGATGCTCTGCATATCTGTCACCTCCCTTATCCGGCATCGACAAAGTTCTGCGCGTATCCGAGGATGGAGTCCATGGTCTTCTTTGCCTCCTCATCCGTCACGACCCGGTCAACCCGGAGGTTATCCTTCGTGACTTTTCCTGTCGTCTCGTCAATCTCGCTATAGGTGACCGAGATTCGTTTTCCGACCGCGTCATTCCACAGCGTTACGCTCGTCACTGCTTTCATTTGGCATTCTCCCTTCTTTCAAGTTCTGCAGATAGGTATCTGCCTCATCTGCGTAGTTTCGTGTGTTGTTGGTTTCCACGATTCCTCTGTCTGCCTCGAGGCGAAGCTGATCGTACCCGGACTGCTTGGCCTTGATCTCCCATCCAAAGGAGAGACCGGCCGTTCCGGATACAAGAAAATAGGACGAATGACGTTCCTTTACCGTACAGGTCCCATCGCCGTAAGGCTGCAAAAAGACCTGGTACTGATCCGTCTCGACTGTTTCCGTAAAGGTCGGATCGAGCGGGATGAAACATTGTCCATCCTCACCGATGACCCCTTCCCCGACATCGCCAAAGAGCGGGGATGGCGTCTCGTAGCAGTAGAGCTTGCGGCTGCCGTAATCTTCTGTCTCGGCTAGTCTTGATTTCGTCTTCGTCACGGTGAGCGACCCGAACACACGCACCGCTCCGGCATCCATGTCCATATCGACAAAGTTATTTGTCACATCCTTCGCCATACGGAAGGAGTGATACGTCATCTCGCAGGACTGATACTGCAGACCGAATCCTGGCAGGAGCTCAGATGAGTTGTTCTTTAGCTGAATTCCTCGCGGGGAAAAGCCGATCGCCTCGCCGGTTCCTTTCTCGTTCTTCTTGATGGCCATCCCGTCATAGATGTTCGGCCGCATGTCGATCATGAGCGGGGTCGAAAGTCCTGCCCACCAGGCCGCATTGAAGAAGAGGCCGGTGCTGTCGATCTGCATGAGCGTATTCGAGGTGTTGTTTCCATACACCAGGATAGAACCCACCGTATTCGAAATGCCGCCAACCTTGAGCGTGCCCGTCCGGATAAGATCGGCGTTCAGCGTCCCGGCCTTGATGAGGTCCGCATTAATCGTCCCGACTGTAATGAAGTCGGCGTTAAACTTCCCATCAATCGTCCAGGCCGTGCGGTAGGGGCCGTTATAGCCATTCTGTGAGAACCCGATGCCGTTTACGTTCATGCGGATGACGTGAACCGCGGTCTCCGTTGACTCCGTATCCATGATGAGGATTTCGTTTGGTTTTCCATCCGCGTTCGTGTTCGTGATGACATGCCCGCCGAGTCCTCCCTGGATGAGCTGCGTGGCATAATCAACCGCCTGCTTTAAAAAGCTCTCTGATTTTTTCTGTGCCTCACTGATCTGCTTCGCCGTTCCAGCTATTGTATCCGAGAGCTTCGTCCGAGCATTTCCCAGCTCAATCGAGTCATACCGCTCCAGGAGCACGTCATAGACCGTCTTCACGACCTTGGCCGTGGCACAGACGCCCAGAGCCGGATAATCGATGGTGAGCGTATCGCACAGGTTCACCCGCTCAAGCGGTGCAATCGTCTGGTAATCTTCCGTCTGCCAGAGGGCGAGGAAGGAAACCGTAAGACTTACGTCCGGGACCCCGATGTTGTTCGCCTTAATGTACTGCTGCGCCCTGGCCGTTAACTGCTCTACGGTCGGCTTTGTCTCAAAGTCCTGGGAGACGTCAAGCACCATGGTCATGTGGTACGGATACTGATCCGCATTCTCCGCATAAACGGGTGATGGGAGAACTGCGAGGTCCACGCCTCCATCCGTCTCTTTCTTCCAATACGGATAGATACCCGTCACGGTGTTGCCAATGCTCTCCTCCTGCTTGAGGTCTGTGATGTTCTTTCCGTAGCGAAGGACCACACCGGTCTCTTCTCCGCGTGCTTTATGGAGTTTGACCGTCCAGCGATCCCACTCATACTCGCCGCCAAAGCAGTCGAGAATCGATCCCTCCTTCCCGCCAAGGCATGACCGGATGGAAGACGGGGTATCCGTTTTGTAAGTGCCGGCCGTCGCCACATCCGTCCAGAAGGAAAAAGGACACGGCTCAACGGCGTTGCTCTTTAGTTTCTGCAGCGCATCCGCACACGTCGTCGCGGGGTCCGAATCCGTCCTTGTCGGGATGGTCGAGAGCTGGTAGCTGATGTGCTGCGCACTCACGGTCACCTGCCCATTCAACGGTTTTGACAGCTTGTAGATTCGAAATGGCTGCGGCGTCTTTCCATCCGATGGCGTTGCGAAGATGATCTCGCCTAAGTGGATATCAGCATAGTGCCGACCTGTGATAGGATAGACCATCTCAAGCTCAAAGGCACCGTTCCGCTCTTCCGTCACCTTACAGCGGATGGCATCCGCCATTCGTCCCAGGCCATTCGTTGTGAACTTTGTTTCTGCTGCTGCATATAAAATCGGTATCATAGCATCCACCACCTTGGCGTGATCACAGCCTTTGTCAGAGTCCCGATCGTCACACCCGTCTTGCCGGGAGGAAGAGACGGAAACTCAGTGAGCGTGAGGTACTGATTCGCATTCGCCGCGCCGTAGTAGCCGTCCATCACGTCGCAGTCAATGTCGATATACGGGTATGGCGAGGAAGCGACCTGGATCGAATAAGAACCGATCACAAGGGTTCCTGTGCCATACACACGGATGAGAGGCCTTGCATCAAAGAGCGTCGGATTGTAGAGGCTCCCGCTTGATGTGAAGGTCACTGTCTTCTCACCGGATTTGAGGAACCTCTGGGGCTTGCACTGAAACTTGAGGTTCAGTGACCCGTCCCGAAGGAAACTTCCCACGTCCGGCTCAAACGGCCCTGCATAGAGCGCCATTCGAAACTCCTCCGGATGATACGTATCCTCAAGCCTCTGGTATCCGCTCTTTGAGAGCAGGAAGTTTCGAAGCCCTGCCAGGTTTGCCTCAAAGTTCTGGTAGAGAAACGCCGGGTAGGTGACCTCGATGTTCTTAAACCGATGGTTGTCAAACACGAGGGACCCATTCCGTCCCGGCACGTCCGTGAGCTCGAGATCTTTTTCAGGGGCTCCATAGGTCCCACTGCCGGATAGGAACAGCCCAAAGTCCCGGCTGCTCCGTCCCGCGTAAATTAAATACTGGATCATGCAAAGACCGCCTCCTTTCGCATCACATGAGCCTGAATTCGGTCCTCAATCACATCGGCCAGCTCATTCACATCCTGTCCCGGCGCGCCATACACATTGATGGTCACATCGCCATAGCGGATGTTGGTTGTTGCCTTTGTTGTGGCCTGGACCGCACTCTGGATCATATCCATGAGGCTCCGGGTGCCCACAACCGCTTCACTTCCGGCTTCACCACCCGCGAGGAGTTTTCCATCCTTCGCACCAAAGATCGTCGGAGAATCGAGGATCATGCCGCCTTCCATCGCCTTTTTGTACCAGTCAACCGAGAAGTGCGGGACGGACGGCGGATTTAAGGAAAAGCTACCTGTAATCCCGAAGTGCGGGAGTTTCAAGTGTGGCAAACTCCAGGAAAAATGGAAGAAGGATTTCATCTTCTCAATGGCCGAGTGGACGGCATCCTTCGCGGCATTGATCGGCGTGGTAATCGCATTCTTGATGCTGTTCCATACGGACGAGGCTGTGTCCTTAATCGAGCTAAAGACGGAGCTTACTGTGCTCTTGATGCCATTCACAACGTTCGTTACATGTGTTTTGATGCTGTTCCAGATATTACTGGTCGTCGTTTTGATCGCGTTCATGACGTTTGAAATCGTCGTCTTGATCGCATTCCACACGTTCGAGACCACGTCCTTGATCGCATTGACCGCGGTACTGACAGCATCCTTGATCGCATTCCAAGCGGTGCTCACCTTTGTCTTGATCGCATCCATCACACTGGACACGGCGTCCTTGATGGCGTTCCAGGCCGTGGTCACCGCGTCCTTAATGGCGCCTACAACCGTGGTCACGACGTCTTTCACTGCATTCCAGACCGTGCTCACAGCTGTCTCGATCGCATCCATGGCCGTAGAGACCGCATCCTTGATCGCATTCCAAGCCGTCGTCACGGCGTCACTAATTGACGTCAGAATCGGTGCCATAAAATCTTTGATGGCATTCCAGACCGTTGAGATCATGTTCTCAATCGCATCGAGCGCATCCGTCACGACAGACTTGATCTTCTCGAAAGCGGCCGTAATCTCATCCCCGAAGTTCTCCCAAATGAACTGCCACGGAAGCGTGAGGACGGTAATCGCCGCAGTGAAGATTTCCTTGAGGAAGAGGATCGCCACGGTCACGACATTTTTGATGGTATCCCACACCGTGGTCGCCACACTCACGATCCCGTCCCAGATGGTCGACATCGTATTCGCGATTGCCTCCATCGCGGACGAAATGGTCGAGGTGATTCCATCCCAGACCGAAGACACTGTCGAGCTGATAGTATCCCAGACACTCGAGAGGAACGAGGCAATGCCGTTCATGGCGTTGGTGATGGTGGTGGAAATGGCCGTCCAGACCGTGCTCATCACGGAGGAAACGGTATTGATCGCGGTCTCAACGCCCTGGCAGACATTGTCCCAGACGCCCTTCATCCACTCACTGATCTCACCCCAGTGCTTTACGATCTCGACCACGGCCACAATGGCAGCCACCACAGCCGCCACAATCCCGATGACGGGAAGGATAGAGGCTGAGAGCGCGCCAAAGCTGGAGATCGCTCCTCCGATCGTATTCACGAGGCTCCCGAAACCAGACGTAATACTCCCGATCGCAGACACGACCTTCCCGACGCCAACAAGGAGCGGCCCAACCGCAGCCGCAATGAGGGCAATCTTTACGATCGTCTCCTGCATCCCAGGGCTGAGCGTATTCCAGGCATCACTGACCGTCTTCAACGCATCCGAGAGTTCCTGCAGGATCGGCATCAAAACCGATGAAAGGGAATTGCCAATGTCGGCACCGGTGAGCTTCGCCTGATTGAGCGTGAGCTGAAACTGATCGATCGGATCGAGCGTACTCTCGAAGGTGTTGCTTACACTTCCGAGACTATCGGAAGCACTCGCCGACAGTTCCCCAAAGGAGAGAGACCCAGTCTGCATCGCATCATAAATCGAGGCACCGGCCTTCTTACCAAAGAGGTCATAGGCCGCCTGGAGCTTTTCTGTATCGCTGGCATTGCTGTTCATCACGCCGGAGAAATCGGAGAGCGCCTGGTTCAGCGTCTTCCCTTCACTCGTCGCGTTCTGCTGTGCCTTCTTGAGACCAGCAAGGACCGTTGAGACATCCGCACCGGATTTCTCGCACTGGCCGAGGAAGGCCGACGCCTCATAGGCGTTGTAGCCCATGTCCTTCATCTGCTCGGAGTTTGCCACGAGGTCCTGCGCCAATGTATCCATGCTGATGCCAGTATCCTGGCCCGTCTTGTTCATCGCATCAAGAAGCGACCCGGCCTCGCTTGTAGACATCCCGAAGGCCTCGAGGACCTTCTGCGTATTATCAATGGACGAGGAAACATCGGTATCATTGAGGTTCGCGAACTCGATGAATTGAGCGGAGAGGTCTTCGAGCGCCTGGCCCGTTAAGCCAAACCTCGTATTTACCTCGCCGATTGCCGCACCGGCTGTTTCAAAATCGGTCGGAATCTCCGTGGCCAGGTTCTTCACGGACTGCTGCATCGCATCCAGCGCTTCGCCTGAGGCTCCGGTTTTCTGTACGACGATATCCATGCCGGCATCCACGTCCTGGAAGGCAGCAAGACCAGCTGCCCCCACGGCCGCGAGCGGCGCGGTCACGTGTGTCGAAAGTCCCGTCCCGACTTTCGTGATCTTATCGCCCACATCACTGATCTTCTGTCCGGCTTCCTTGAGCGAAGCACCAAAGGCCGTCGGCATCTTCTTAGCCTCATCCTCAAGTGATTTTAATTTTTCTTCTGTATCAACGATCTCGCGCTGCAAAGCGTCGTATTTGTCCTGCCCCAGTTCTCCAGCATCGAGCTGCTTCTTTGCCTGCTCGTCTGCCTGTTTTAACGCTTCGAGCTTATCCTTGGTCTCACTAATCGCACTCTGTAGATATTTCTGCTTCTGCGCCAAAAGCTCGGTGTTCGAAGGATCGAGCTTTAAGAGGCGGTTCACATCTTTCAGAGCGGACTGCGTCTTACTGATAGAGGCATTGACTCCCTTTAATGCTTTGTCGAGACCAGTCGTATCTCCTCCGATCTCGACCGTTATTCCTTTGATGCGGCTGCCTGCCATAGGCGCTCACCTCCTCCCATATAGAAAAAGCACCGGAAGATGTTCTCTTCCGATGCAAAAAACTTCTTGTTTCTTTATTCCGTCCGGCGACTCAAAAGGATGAAGTTGTCTTCATCCACCATGTCGTACTGCAGGACATAATAATAAATCGCCGTGACCTGGCTTGCTCCAAAGGCATACACCCCAGAAAAGGCGATCTGATGCAATCCGTTACTTGAAGAGCCGATATACGCCGGACGCAAGATCACATCGACGTTCTGACTATCATCATGAAAATGCACCTCCACATCAGTCCCATCCTGCACGGCCTGGTACACTTCGCTTCTGGTCTTGCCGAGCGAGTATAGAGCTACGCCAGCTGTATTACTCTTGCCTGTGGCCGTTGCCGTAAGAACCAGCTTAGACGCACTCGACTCAAGCTTCGTCACGCGGTCACTGACAGCGGATAGCTCTGAGCGGATGTGTGTCTTTACGAGATCAAGTGCCGGCCTGCCATCATAGGCAGACCATGTGCTCGATATAGCCAGCGTTCCATCAGCCGGCTGCATCGACAGATACAGCATGGTCACCTTGTTGCCCTTCACGTAGACCTTCTCGTTCTGGTCCTCGTATTGTTCATCCCCGCCGAGGGAATCTGAGCTCGACGCTTTGAAGAAAACCGTATATTTGACCGGCTCCTTCTTAAAGAGCGTAAAACTCGACAGCACATATGAGGCAGAAATTCCATCTGTCACGCTTTGGCTGATGGCAGATCGCTTGACATAGACCCGCACATCTCTTCCACTCGCCGCGGCGTCGTAAATCTCCTTGGCCGGATGATCGAGTGTGTACTTGTCATAAACATCGGTCGCCGCTTTTTCCTGCTTGGTCGCATACACAATGAGTGGATGACTGAACGTATCGAGCTTCGTAACTTGCTCACTTATCTGAGCGATCTCAGCGCGAATGTGCTGCTTCACCAGGTCAAGCGCCGGTCTGCCATCATAGGCCCACCAATAGGTGGCAAATTCTGCTTCGGTTGCATCCGCATCCACGCACCACATCCTCAGCAGCTGTACCTGCAGACCACGCAGCGTGACTTTGTCACTTCCGTCGGTATACGCATCGGAATGATTATCGTAATTGATCCGATAGAAATAGATGCTGTACTGTTTGTCCTGTAAAAAGTAGATGGCTTTTTCGAGCGGATAGGAGTTGTCGATGCCCCGACGGATGAGGGTTAAATCCTGTGTTTTCCCATCCGTCCCCGTATAGGTATCCGGCATGTTCACGTAAGCCTGAACGACTCTTCCACTAGCCATGGCCTCATACATTTCTTTGGCCGTGTGATCTAGCGTGCACGTATCGGTTGTGCTTGTATCATCAGATGCTTTTTCTTTTTTCGTCGCATGGACAATGAGCGGTCCCTCAAGTCCGTCAAGCTTTGCTTTATCCGTCTTGCTCATGAGGCCGTCCATGGTTTCTGTCGCTGCAGTCAGGGACTTTACAGAGGTCTCCGCCTCCGTCGCCTTCTCGAGCGCATCCTTTGCAGTCTGGTTTGTTTCCGTCACGAGGGACATCTGCTTTGCATAACTTGACAGCGCCCGATCGAAGGCGGTGAGCTGCTCTTCCGGAACAGTCGCACTCGCCTTGATGGAGTCGCGCACACGGTACTGCAGAATGCTTGAATGCCACATGGCCCCATCCGGGTAATGCTCGACGATCTGCAGCGATCCCAGTCCCGGCTCAGACAACATGGCTGCCGTAAACAGGATGATGATAGCGCCGTCGCTTGTGCTTACCTGCGGAGCCAGGGCGCGCGTCTTGCCTAGGGCAAACTCAGCGGTCACCGTCCCGGAGAGATCGTCACTCGTAACCAGGATGAGCTCAATCGTCTCATGGTCCTCTACGTGTCCCAGGTCGATAAAGTGCGGGGAAATCCGCCACTCATCCATCGTCAGGTACAGCCGTTTTCTCTTTTTCTCTTCCATATTTCCTCCATCAGAATCGATCAAAATCTTCCTGGGTGGCCACCTGCCGATAGTGCACCGAGTCGTTTCCCTTCTCCGTCCACATGTCGAGGACAAGACCAATCGTTAACAGGTCGAGATCTCGGATGGAGATCCCAGCCTCTGTGCAGCGCAGGAGGAAGAGCGGCGTGGTCATTTCTCGCTCGCTCCTGCGGATTCTTTTTTTGATGTCACATCTGTCCTGACATTCTCTCCCCAGAGCTCAAGAATCTGCGGGAGAACCTGATAAATCGAGAACATCTCGAACTGATCGAGCCATTCATCGATTGTCTTCGGAATAGACGGATCAGCGTGGTACGCCATGATGTACGCGACATTCTCAAAAATCTCGAGATCATCGATCTGGAGCTCATCCCCCTCCGTCGCTTTTTTGCCGTAAGACTTCTCGAGCTTCGTGAGGTCCCTGAAAATATCCCGTCCGAACTTCTCCCGATAAAGGCGCGGAATCGCTGCGGAAGAACGGAAGAGGACCGGCTTTCCGCTAATCACAATCGTTTTTTCTATCATCGCTTATTCCTCCTTATTTCCCAGTGCCGGTTGATGTCGTCTTCGGCGTCGGCACATAAACGGTCTTGTACCAGTTGCTATACGTTGTCGTATCCGTAGAATCTCCCGTCCTTGCCTTGACCAGTCCATCCGCACGCGGATCAGCTGTAATCGAGAGCTTCTCCGTTCCCGGCTCAATCGCATCCTCCTTTGTCTCCGACTCAATGGACGGGCGAGAGGACGTGCAGTTATACAGCACGTGGCGGATACAGTTGACATCGCCATCAAACTCAAACAACAGCGCAAACTTCACGCTCTGCAGCGAGTCGTTGGTCTCGATCAGGACGTTCTTCGCATCGAGCGTCTCCTGCAGAATCTCCGTGCGGAACCACTCGGGTATAAGGGCAATCTCGAGATCGCCGGAGTATCCGTTATTTGCAAACGAGCGGTAGTAGACGATGCCATCCGCGTAGAACGGCTTTGAGTCGCCTTCCGCATCGAAACTGATGCTGACCGCACCAGGGATCGGCTTCGGTGTTGCATACGTGTACGTGGTCTTTCCGTCCGTCTGCGATTCCGTGAGGACCGCCGCGTAGACGTTCTTTAAGTTGTATTTGATTTTATTTCCCATGTGTTATGCCTCCATCTCAAAGGTGTAGAGAACCTCATAGAGCTTCTCCGTATCAATCCATGTCTCCGTCTTGTCATAAACCATCTCGTACTGATCCAGGATATCTTCCACCTTCTGCTCTGCTTCCGGGTCCTTCCTATCGGTATAGAGCTCCAGGTGGACCTCCATGATCTTCATATAGACCTTTCCATCCGCGGAGAAGTTGTCGCTATTTGCTGTAAGAAAACAAAGGAAGGGCGGGTCCGGTGACTCGCCTTCGGCAAAATGATCGTAGGCGAACGGAATCCCGATAGCCTTTACCATTTGCAGTAGTTCATCCATGGCCGAGCCCCCTTTCGATATCCTCCTCAAGCTGCTTCTCTCCCTCTTCCTCGGCCGGAGCGATGTGCGGAATGGCAGCCACCCGGCCGCCACCCCGTTTTGCATGCCCGTGTTCCAGAAGATGCGTCAGCTGATATCTCCCGGCATGGACGGTTAAGACCAGCTTGTCGGATGTCTCTTCTGTTTTCGTGATCTTCCAGGAATCCCGGTACCGTCCCGTGAGGACCGGTGCTTTCTCCTGAATGTCCTGCTTCACCGTCTTTGCGGCAGACTTCACGGCTTTCTTGAGGTCATCCGTCGCTAGGTCTTTATAATCTGTGAGCTCTTTCTCGATAGCCTTGTCCATCTCATCAATTGATACCTTCTTGCTCATGACGTCTTCTCCAATCGGCAGGTAAATTTGATGGAGTTGTTCTTATACCCCATCGGATTCACGTAGGTGATGTTGTAGACCTTCCCCTCCGAGAGGATTCGGTACTCTGTAGAGTTCACAACAGATAACTCCGAGCACCAGCGGCAGGTGAAGTCGAGGGATTCCTCCGGGTTCACAACGACATCCCGCGTCTCGGACCCGCTCGATGTACCAACGGTCGCGTAGCAGGAAAAATAATCCTCCCAGGAAGCTACGTGATTTCCGTATTGATCCTCGTGAATCTCATTTTTCTGGAATCGGACCTGTACATTTAAGGCTGCGATCTGCATCAGAAGACCTCCTTCCGCACGCCAAAGAGCAGAGACCGAAGGGTCAGCGTGAGGTCCGTGTGATCGGCTTCCTCCCGATGTTCATAGAGGTACGCAAGAGCATAGAGCACAGCCACCCGGATCAGAGGAGAATTATCATCCTCTGCCTGGCCCAGGTCCGTCCGGCATACATCCGAGACGAGCTGCTCAGCAGAGCGAAGGATTTCCTCAATGAGCGCATCCTCATCATGGGAGCTCACCCGGAGGTAAGCTCTGGCATCATCGAGTGTCAGGTCTGTCATGCTTCATCCCTCCTACCAAATAGAAAGAAGCTGCCCCTGCAATTGCAGAGACAGCCCTTGTCATCACTTGCTCTTCACGACCAGTGTCTTCACCGCTTCCGGCAGGATGAGCTTGCCATCGACACGCTCCTTCGCAACGTAGCCGATCATGCCATTGCCGGCAAAGAGCTCACGGAGCTGCTGGAAGGAACGGGTGCCACGATCGCCGATGTTGTAGTAGGAGAAATCGCCAAAAGCCACACACGGCTTTCCTGCAGCCGGCTCCGGGAAGTACTCGGAGGTGTAGAGCTGATAGCCCAGCACGCGGTCCGGCTCTCCAGCCTGCATGGACGGCTGCCAGAGGTACTGGCCGTTCGCATCCTTGAGGGTCCGGAGGGCAGCGACGCACTTGTCGTTCGACAGGAATGCCGCGTTCTTCCGATACGGGCGCTTGAGGGAGTACACGAGGTCAATAACATCATCCGCCGTCACGGAGGCTCCCGCAGAAGTCACACCGACCTGGGCACCACCCGTTGCATCAAGAAGGCCGAGCGGCTTGCCCTTGCCATCGCCATTGAGGAACGCATCCTCTTCCGCGTTCGCGAGTGCCTTACCGAACTGCGTTGTGATGTAGGACTCGAGCTTAAACGCATTATCATAGAGCAGCTCCTCGGTGATCTTGATCGCCACATGGAGCTTGTGCGCATCCAGGATGATCTGTCCGAAGGTCGCGTCCGTAAACTGCAGCGCGCCGCCTTCCTCAATCCAGGCTGCGGCCGGCTTCGTTGCCGCGATGTTGATCTTGTGCTCGCCAGAGGTTGTGATCTTCGTGCCGAGCGTCCGCATGACGTTCTCCTCGGTCAGGACATCCACGAGTCTCGAGTCCCACTCCTCCGGGACGAGATAACCGCCATCCGCATCAACACCTTCCTGCAGAACATCAGAGACACGGCGGAACCCAGAGCGCATCGCCGCCAGAGCTGCCTTGCGGTAGGCATCTGTAGCACGGAAGTCCTGTGTCTCTCCCTCGGTCTCCTTGGTACCCGGACGGGTTGTGAGCGGCGTGCCGGTCGGGCGATTCATCTCATTCTCAATCGCCTCCTGGCGGTTCAGGCGCTCGATCTCCTTCGTGTAGTCCATGATCTCCTTCTCCATCCGATCATAGGTCTCGCCATCCTCGGCAGAGAGAAGGCCCTTCTCATCCCTGTGAGAATCCAGGAATGCCTTTGCTGCTTCCCAGGCCTTGGCCCGCTTTTCCAGTAAATCTTTCATCGTCATCATAAAAATCCTCCTTACATGAGTGTCTTCAGTAGGCCAAGGCGCGCGTAGCAATCCTCCGCCTTTCGCATCGGCGTCTCCGGAGTCTTTATCTCCGCCTGCGCCTTTTTATAATGATCGATCACCTTATTCGTGATCGCCTCATCCACCATTCGCCGGCAAAACAGCATCGACGGCTTTGCATTTTCCGCAAAATCCGGATCATCATCCGTCTCGCCGGTTTTCTTCTTCGGATCGTTCTCATCCGGGTCATCCTCGCCTGATTTCTCAGGCTTCTGCTTACTTCCATAGAGGCTGTCCCGCTCAATCACGGCATCAGCAAAGTGGAGCTCCACCGCCTTGTTCGCATCCATCCAGGTCTCATTCTCCATAAGCTTCCCAAGCTTACTTCGCGAAAGACCCGTGCGAAGCGCATAGGCATTGATGATGGAGTCCTTCACGGAATTCAGCATCTCAATGGCCTTTTCCATCTCGTTGTGATCGCCCATGGCAATCGTCGACGGATTGTGGATCATGAGCATGGACACGGGACTGACCAACACGCGGTCACCAGCCATCGCAATGACAGAAGCTGCCGAAGCCGCAATCCCATCAATCTTGACGGTCACCTTCCCGGCGTAATCCCGGAGCATGTTATAAATCTGCGCAGCCGCAAAGCAGTCACCACCTGGAGAGTTGATCCAGACCGTGATATCGCCCTTCCCGGCATTCAGCTCGTCCTTAAAAAGAGCTGGTGTGACATCGTTATCGAGCCATGGATCGTCTCCTGCTATTGCACCATTAAGAAACAATTCCCTTTCTTCTGTTGTTAGGTTCGGGTTCTCCGGATCTGGTGCTTTGTTACGCACCCACTTCCAAAATCTGTTCATTGATTCCTCCTTCACCAAAATTTGGCTTTGCAAATTTTCCAAAATAAAAAGCAGCTGCCTTGTCATAGGCAATAGCTGCTTTTACCGGATCAAGGAAATACCCTAAGAATTTAGTTTTTCCGTCTACACAGATTGATGCCGCATATTTCTGGTGTCTCCTATCATAGGAAACCCCTTTGTATCCACTAGTGTTTCTTTTCCCTAATCGCTGATTTCTGGCGTTTTCTTTGTTTGTGGCTATTCTTAAGGTTACGTCTGTATAATGGTGTAAATTGAAAAATTAAAAAGAGCCAAGTGCTCATCTCTTAGGTATAATGAAAATCGACCAAAATCAACATAATACCAAGGAGGATGAACACAATGGCTCAAC